GTCAGGCATCAGGTGCTTCACAAAAGCAAATTGTTGGGGTATAATATACCCCTCTCTTTTTTTATCCAAAATGAATCAAGAAATTAAAGTCTATGATGATTTTCTGAGTAAAGAAGATCATGATAGACTTGTTCATTTATTTTCTGGATTAGGTGAGTATTCTAAATTCCCATGGGAATGTGTGGATAATGATAGACCAAATCTAATTAAATTTACTCATGATTTTTGGTCTCATGGTCCGATGGGTAATTATAGTGAATGGATTGGACCTCTTACATATGCGTTAGATATTAAATCTTTAGTGTTTGCTTTTGCTTCCTTATATCCAAAAGGTAGTGAACTTGTTGAATTTGATTATCATGTAGATATTGATTTTGCATGTACGACTTGTGTGTATTATGTAAACACATGCGATGGATATACTAAATTTGAAGATTGTGGAACTGTGGTAGATAGTGTTGCCAATAGATGTTTAGTTTTTCCGAGTCAATTAAGGCACACAGGTACAAATGTGACTGATACTAATAAACGGTTAATCATCAATATGAATTTCTTCAACTAATGAGTGATATATTATTATTAACACCATCAAGACATTCTTTCAGCACGGATGATAATGATTATTGCTTTATTTTTGTGCATGACTTAGCAATCAAGGCATCACCATCACATCTGAAAGAAGTAAATTTTGATGATATAGAATATGCTGGTGCGGAGTATTATCCACAACGAGCAGGATGGAATTGCCAATGTTGTAGTGGGAAGAAATATGCAAATGCAAATATCTATTTTCCAGGATTATTAGTTGAAGGATTAAGTAAAAAATCAAAATATAAGTTAATTGATGGTCGGCACAGATTAGATAAGATGAGGTTTAATGGCATGACCAAATCAAAGTTTTATGTGTTTGATTATAGTGAGGTGAAGGAGTTAATTTATCACTGTAATACACAAGATGAAAAGGATGAAATACTGAATAACGTTGCGGAGGAATGTATGCACCTGAGAGACACCATGGACCTTCTCTAACCTACCTGAAATCTGTCTAGACTAGTATATCTCAAAACCACTTGTTCAACTGGCACAAACACGACCCCAAACCCCTGAAAAATTTGCTATCATTACTATGTAATGAGAAAGGGAGTTCAACTTGAGCACTGCTGACAAACTTGAGAAAGCATTTTATTTGAATCTGATTCGATTGGTTGATGAAGTTCAGGGCAATGTTAAATTGCAATCACAAGTTACCTACAAACAAAAAAGTGCCTGGGTAAAACAAACTAAGTCTCAGAAAACAAAAAAAGATGCACTTTCTAAAATCAAATGACTAGCATCAGAACAACCTACGACATCAAAACAAGAGAGAAACTTTACACTGTGATTCATAATCACAAAGTTATTCTCACTCCACACATTACCAACGCAATTCTCTACGTTCACAAATGCAAGTAATTGACATCAACATCATGCAATTCTGCCAAGAGCAAGAAGCAGATTTAGAAATGGTTCTTGATTATCTTAACTCTCAAATTGATAATCCTACACAGGAACAAATTGATGAGGCATGTAAGATATATGATGATTATCTTGAAGATGTAGACTTTATCAATTCTCTCTGATATAATAACCAAGTAATCCAATTAAACATAATGCTTAAGGCAATTACATCACTATTACTATCAGTTACCTTATGGGTACAAGTTCCACAATGGAATGATGATTGGAGTAATTGTGCAGTAGATGTTCCTGACACTAGTTGTCATTGGTACATTGTAAATGCCGATAATACTTTTGGTGAAGGATTCGATTGGGAAACTGCACCATGGTATTCGATTGAAGGATTACAAGACATTGCTAATCTTCATGATGAGGTAATTAGTAATGGTCACACTTATACAGTTGAAGCATTACAAAATCAATGACGAAAAGGGTAAAGGATTTAATTAGTGAACTCGAACTATTAAATCCGAATGAATCTATCTTTGCTTTATATTATACAAAGGAGGATGTAAAACAATTAGATTACTATTGTACTGATTGTTATCCTTATACTGATGAACTAGCAGAGAAGACAATTACTAAACTAACTGAAGATGGTGATGTAAAGAATACAGTAGACAAGTTAGTTACTAATACAATGAGAGATGATACTAGTTATCTCGTACAAGAAGAATGTAGATTAGATAGTATTGACAAGGTATTAAATGACTCTCCGAGTTACTAAAAAGTGCATCTGTGGAAAAACTTGTGGAAAAACAATCATTAAATAAATGGTTAAAAAAACATAGTTGCGTGTTTTATGTTTTCCACAGAAGGTGTTGAAAAAGTATATAAATACCCTGATTTATCTTCGTTATTATGTTCTAAACCCCTCTGGTTATTGTTATCTAAGACCGCAGTATATCATGAGTTGACAAAAAAGTCAAGAAAATTTCTGAAACTTTTTGAGTCTCACACATATTATTCGTCTGATATAAGACTCAACAAAACTGTAAGATTTTATGAGTCCTCTGAGTCTCACTGATTCGTCCATTCTTATGCGAAACTCACTGGTCTCAGAGAACTTATGAGTCTCAGACCACTCGAAAATTCGTCCACTGGACACAGTAGTCTCATTGTTTTGCGTGTAGACTACTAGGGTGGTTTTGAGGGAGGGAAGTATTACACAGCACTATGTGATAATAATTACACAGTGAGTTTGTATTAGTTTTCCACAGGCAAAGTATTAGTTATCCACAGACCCTGTGGAAAAGTATTATAAACCTGTGGAAAACTTTATACCTGGGGGAGGGGTTTATATTACTAATACACAGTGAGTTTCTGATTGTTTATAAACACCAGTACTACTCACAAACACTCCGAGGGTTTCTAATACTTTACAAGAACTCGTTCGTGTATTATAATAAAACAGTGTTGTTTAATTATAATTAAATAGTCTTGGTTAATTCTTATACCCACGGGGGGGTTTATAATAACAATTACTTAGTGAGTTCGTTATTAGAAATAAACAGCACTAAATGACAGTAACCCTCGGGGGGGTTAGGTTTTTTATAAAAACCGATGGGTCCCCCTAACCTACAAAAGTATGCATCCACGAGACCTTTACCCCGCATATAAAAATTTTTCCGAGGGGAAAAACGGGTCTCCGAGGTCCGTTCAAGAAAAAAAATTCCGAGGGGAAAAAATAGGTTAAAAACCCTGTGAGTGCTATATAACGGAGAATAAAAATTTCTAAGAATGACCGAAGAAGAGAAGGAGTTACTCATCGAGTGCATTCAATTCCGTTTACAGCACGACAAGTCTTTAAATAGTAATGAAGTATTACGTGAAGATTTGGAAGAATTGCTCTTTAAAGTAGAGGATATTGATGACTACGTATGACATAAAAGTCAAAGGTTTAACAGTAATGGAGAGAGTTACTCCAGAGCAACTCACACAGAGTATGAAAGATGCTCAAATGATTGTGTGGTTGAGAGGGGGTAAAATGGAAGACGTTGAGTATGTAATAAATACAAAGTCTTCTTGAGACGAAAAAAAACCCCGTCCGCAACGTAGTTGCATTTGATGTGAAGGGGTGATATAATTATAGAGTTGGAATTTACATTTTTATGGCCAAAGGATTTACAGTAAAAGCAAAGGCACCGACAGTTAATAAGAACGTTGACGAATTCGACCTTGCAGCAGCAAAGGAGATGATTAAAGGTAAGGCAGTTGTATTTTGTCTACCTGGACGAGGATGTTCATATACGTTTATGAAGAGTTTTGTACAATTGTGTTTTGACCTTGTACAAGCAGGTGCGAGTATTCAGATTAGTCAAGACTATAGTTCCATGGTGAACTTTGCACGATGCAAGTGTCTTGGTGCTAATGTATTGCGTGGACCGAATCAGAAACCTTGGGATGGTAAACTGCAATATGATTATCAGTTGTGGATTGACAGTGATATTGTCTTCGACACCGAGAAGTTCTATCGTCTTGTAGCAATGGATAAGGACATTGCAGCAGGTTGGTACATGACTGAGGATGGTCGTACTACGAGTGTTGCTCACTGGTTGGAAGAGGATGACTTCCGTACCAATGGTGGAGTGATGAATCACGAAACTGCTGAGACCATGCCGAAGCGTAAAAAACCGTTTACCGTTGACTACACTGGTTTCGGATGGGTTCTGATTAAGAACGGAGTCTTCGAGAGTCTTGAGTACCCCTGGTTTGCTCCTAAGATGCAGCAATTTGAATCGGGAGAGGTTCAGGATATGTGTGGTGAGGATGTCTCCTTCTGCCTGGATGCCAAGGAAGCAGGGTTTGAAATCTGGTGCGACCCGAAGATTCGTGTTGGTCATGAAAAGACCCGAGTTATCTGAGTCATTGACCCCTACGGGGGTCTTTTTTTATGGTTGACGGAGGGTCTTGGAGGTGTTATAGTGTATTCAAGCCACTGATGGGTGGTGAAAAAAACCGTAAAAAACAACCGTTTAGGAGACACCAAAATTATGGCAGCACGTCGTGGCAGTGGAAACACCAAACTTGACCCAGTTCCTAAAAAAACTCGTCAGGGGTCTGGTCAGCATACTAAATATGCAGCAAGTAGCCGTAATGGTGCTAAGAAACGTTACCGTGGACAAGGTAGGTAAGTATGTATTATCTGGATGGGAATGTAGAGTATCACGATATCCATCCAAAAGACCTTTGGGTCTACAATAAACTCCAATTATGTAGGGTTTTGGGATACAAATGCGGACCAGTTGGGTCCGATGTCCCAGAACCCAATTTTTATGTTGTAAAACCAGCAATCAATTTCATGGGAATGTGCCGTCATGCCCGTATTGTATGGTTAGATGGGTCAACAGACCACTTTCACCCTGGTGAATTCTGGTGTGAAGTGTTTGAAGGAGAGCATTTAAGTGTTGATTACCAAAATGAGTCGTGTAAATTAACAGTTAAAGGGTATCGTGACCCCCAAAAACCACTTTATAAGTGGGACAAATGGGAAAAAATTGATAAAAAAGTAGAATTTCCCGAAATTTTGAAGAATTTGGAGAAAAAATACGAATGGATCAACTGCGAATTCATTAATGGAAACCTAATTGAGGCACATATGCGTCCAAATCCTGATTTTAGGCATGGAAATGTCGTTGCAATCCCAAATTGGGGTGATATTAGTCAGTATAGAGAGTGTGAACTCAAGAAAGGGTACAATTATGTCGATGATCCTGACTATAAACGGAAGGGATTCTGGATAGATTAAATAATACGGAGATAGAACCTCCCAAAAAGTTCTGTTTAACCGATTGGAGAAACAGATGGCTAAGTATCACGTAGACAGAGACCCTGAATACATGTATAAAATGTGGGGAACAACCTCTTTGATTACTGATTACTGGTGCAAACCTCACCCCACAACTGATAATGCAGAGGAATTTTCCGAAGCAGAAATTGATGCAATGGGGGATGAAAAAGAAAAGGGTTAAAAAACTATTATAGATAGTATATAATACTCTTGTTTTATAAATGGCAACACGGGTCTCTAGGGAATTTAGGGATATTAGTTTATCTTTTACTAAACACCCAGTAACAAATGATATTGTGGCACTTAAAAACGAAGATGCCATTAAGAGATCCGTTGTTAACTTAATACGGACACAACTTGGTGAAAGATTTTTTGAACCTATAATTGGAACTTCCTTAGAAGGTTCATTATTTGAACTATCTCATCCTGAAATTCGTATTTCATTAGAAGGTGAGATAAAAGTTTTACTTGAGAACTATGAACCACGTATTTCTACAAATAGTGTTCGAGTAGATCCATCACCAGATGACTATGAATTGAATGTAACTTTAACTTATGACATTGTTGGTCTGGCAATACCTAGACAAAACATCGAGTTTATTTTACAACCAGCTAGGATATAATGTCGTTCAATCAATTCACAAACTTAGACTTTGACGATCTAAAGTCGCAAATTAAAGACTACCTTAGGACAAACAGTAATTTTACTGATTTTGACTTTGAGGGGTCTAATTTTTCAGTATTGATTGATATTTTAGCATATAACTCTTATATTACTGCCTTCAACACGAACATGGCAGTAAATGAGTCCTTTTTGGACAGTGCTACATTAAGAGAGAATGTGG